CGGTGTGGCCGCGTTCGCACGCCCCGTGGATGCGGTACGCGGCGGGCCTGCCGCACAGGGACAGGTGGCAGGTCACCTGACAGGGAGGGGTTCCCTCCAGGTCGATCCCCTCCAGGGCGGTCTCGGTGAGCACGCTCATTTTTTCCTATACCCCTTCCTTCAGCAGCCCCGCAGAGCGCAGGGCATCGGCTATCTTCTCCGCCGGACCCCAGGTAGCCGGGTTCTCCATCTTCCGTATCCCTTCCGCTTCAGTCTCGTTTCCACCGCTGCGTTCAGCTCCCGCCATACCGCCGGGGTGAGCAGCACCGGCCCCGCCGGGAGGCTCGCCTCATGCTCTTCCTGGTACTCGATCCACACCCCGGGTTCCGTGCCGGGCACGTCACTGTCATAGAACACCGGCCCGACCCGCACGTGCAGGGACTGGCGGCAGCATCCGGGTCCGGCCTCCTCCACGGCCCGGACTTCGCTCCCGCCGTCATCGTCAAGGTAGCAGTTTCCGTTCATGTTCGCCAAGGGTACTTGACAGCCTGCCGGGAGGTGCTAGGGTTTCCCTTGAGCGCAAGCCGAAGCCGAAGCCGAAGCCGAGAGCATGCGAAACAGGAGATGGGTGTTCAAGTCACCCCGGGAGCGCCACATGCCCCCGTAGCTCAATCGGACAGAGCCCTGGTATGCCGAAGCCGAAGATGCGACGCTCTAAGCCGAAGCCCATTCCGTACTGCCGGATCAAATGCGTGCATGCACAGCCTGGGAAATGCGGGTTCGAGTCCCGCCGGGACGGCCACACATCGTCCTGTTGTCTAACGGCTATGACGCCCTTATGGCATATCACAGACATGCACCGGCCGCCGCTGGCAGTGACGGGGAAGTCAGCAGGCCATTATATCTGCATCAGCCTTCTAAGCTGTGACACACTATCGCCCCGGCGGGCAAGGCAAGGTCCGCCGGGGCACCTTACTGAAAGGGAGAGAGATGACGGATCGCGCCCGTACCCTCGGCCAGGTCATCGGGGTGGAGAAGCACCTGCGCCAGGCGGATAACGACGCCGGTAAGATGATCAAGAAGAACGTGCAGTCCGAGGCGCTGACGACAGGCCTCACCAAGGTCTACCGCCCCGATGACGATAATGCGCCTTCAACGGCCCGTGAGCCGAATAAGCACAAGGCCGTCGCGGTTAAAGCGGAAGAGGCCTTGCGGGAGGCGATGCAGTACGCCGTGCCTGCGATGGACATCACTGCCACGAAGGACCGCACGAACCAGGTCGCAAGCGCGGATCTTCTCACTCCTGACGGCGGCGTCCTGATTCCCCGTGTCCCGATTTCTCATCTTCTCTGGCTGGAGCACTACCTGGGAGACTGGAAGGGCTTCCTGTCGGTACTGCCTGTACTGGACCCGACGAAGAACTGGACCCGCGACGACGGGCAGGGCATTCACAAGGGCGACAGCGAGGAAACGGTGCGGTTCGCGAAGGAAACCGCTGTGCTCGCGCTGACCCCGACGACGAAGGAGCATCCCGGGTCCGGGCAGCCGTATATCAAGGAGACCCGCGTCGGGGTGTACCTGAGCACTGTCCTGTCCGGTGCGGTGAAGGAATCCCGGAAGAAGGAGCTGATCGCGAAGGCCGACCTCCTCCTCGCTGCCGTGAAAGATGCAATCGCCAGAGCCAACCAGACTCAGGCCGTAGAGGTCCGCGAAGGGGAGATCATCCTCGGGTTCCTGCTAGCATAAGGGAGAGATGTGGCGAAGCAGGGCGGCGGCAGCGCCAATAAGCGCAGCGGCAAGGACGCGATCAAGCGCAGGAGAGCTGCCTGCTGGCAGCACGGGCAGCAGCGCAAGCAGCAGCGGATCCAGGCTCAGCACGAGCGGGAGATCGCGAACCGGGCGCTGCGCAAGGCGGGCCTGCCGACCCCGTGGGAGCAGGCCTGCGCCAGGCGCGGTGACTTCCGGAGGAAACCCGTGAAGGAGAGCAGTGAAAGATGACACAGTGGTCCTCCCGGCAGTGAAAGTGGAGGACGGTCCCATCTGGCAGGCGATAACGAAGGATGCGGTGGCGGTGGCGGAATCACCGAGGAAGAATCTTGCTGACGTGGGATTGGCGAAGATCATGATCAGCTATTCCAAGGACGGATTCTTTTCACAGGGGGCGATCGTGACCCCGGAGGGCCTGGACAGGATACTTGCGCTGATCCTCGATGAGGATATCAGGTAAGACCACCTGAAAGGCTGCTCTTTCCTCCTTTCAGCAGCCCGGAAGTCCCGGGGATACTGCGGGATAAGACAGGGGCAGACAGAGGCCCCTGACACTGAACCCGCGAGTCCCCGGGAAACTCCGGTGCTTTCGCGTGCGGGGAATCTCACCTATTCTTGATACATGCCCGCCGTCATTCCCGTTCACGCCGAATTGCGTTCCCGGCTGAAAACCTCCGTGCAGCGTGCACTTACGCTTAATGAGCGACTGGAAGGCATTATCGCGGAGAGGTCCCGCCAGCCGTCCGGGGGTTTCCACGGGAAGATCGACTTCAGCCAGGCCCCGTGGAATGCCTCCGCCGCCAATGCGATCATGGACCTGCACGCCGAGGCCAGGGACGCGGAAGGGCGCCTGCGCGCGATCCTGAAGCTCCCGTACCGCGAACGCGGCGGGTCTGATGATAATACCCGCAGGGCACTGGAGGCTGTCCTGCGGCTCTCGCAGGCCGCTGATGATTTCTCCGTCCGGTCGAATACCCGGTGGCTGGATGCCTGGTGCCGCCGGGCGGCTATCACCCTCGGGGAGACCGAGGCCCCCCGCAGGCTCCCCCGGGTGGAAGGCCACGACGAACCCGGGTGCCCGTGGTGCGGGAATCACACCCTGCGGATGTTCCCCCTGGAGGGGCTCATCAAGTGCGTCAACCCGGACTGCCGGGACGAGGAGAAGCGCCGCCCGGTGGCGCAGCTGGTCTACTCAGAGTATGCGAGAGATCTGGTCCTGCTGTGGATGGATAACGTCGTCGGGCTCCCGGCATGAAAGGCCTCTGGCAGCCTGCGGTGTACTGGCCGGTATGGCTGTCCCTTTTCGCCGGGACATTCCTGCTGCGGGAAATCTGGGCACTGGTCACGCACAGAACCCAGGATACTCTCTCGGACTGGGTGTGGGATATCCTCCGGATTACCGCCCACGAGCCCCTGACCGGCTGGAACGGGACCGATTACCTGGTCTTCGGGGCGTGGCTGACTCTGTTCTCCTGGCTCACCTGGCATTTCTTTTTCAGGGTCTTCGCCTGATGCCTGAGGGCGCGCATCCCCTCCCCGGATGGGAAGGGCTCCCGGAGGTCCCCCTCGACGGGATGTCATGGCCGGTTCCCTTCGCCGCGATGATCCTGGATATCCCGGAATCCCGGCTGCGGAAGATGATAAAGAACGCAGGACTGCAGCCGTCCGGGGTGATGAACATGCGCCCGTACCGCAGCCAGGGCAGGGCCGCGAGAGCTTATCCGGCGGGTGAGCTGATCCGGCTGGCGGAAGCGAGTTTCCCCGGAAAAGCTGACAGCACTTGACGGGCATGTGATAATAGCCTATAAGTGACATAAGGACAGCTGTCTTTGGTCACGGCCAGAGCCCTCTGTCCTCCGTGACCCCGGGGATGCTATCGAGGGCTTTCCTTCGTCAATACGGAGTCATGTATGGCCGGGAAGCATTCCCGTACCATCGTCAAGGGATGTCATCGCAAGCCCGCAGTGCCTAAGAGAGTGGCTAGCAGGGCCGGATCCGCCGCCTTCGCCACCGCAGCTGCCGGAGCCATCGCCGTTACCGCAGTAGGAGGGCATCATACTTCTCTCCCGTCCGTCAGCCTGACTGCTGACGTGAGCATCACCTCCCCGCAGGTCGTGCATACCGTGACCGTGCGCCCGGGGGATTCCCTCTCCTCGATCGCCGCCAGGGACTGCGGGACTGCAGCAGACTGGACCGGCCTCTACGAGAAGAACAAGGGCGTCATCGGGGGTGACCCCAACCGGATCAGGAAGGGCCTGACCCTCGCCCTGGACTGCGAGGCCAGGCTCGTGTATGTCACCACTACGGCGGCATACGACCGGAATACTCCCGTGAGTACCTCTGGGATGGGGTGGTTTCAGTCCTGCGTGATCCGCGCGGAATCCGGGGGTAACGCGGATATCTGGAATTCCACGGGGCACTGGGGACTTTACCAGTTCAGTGCCGCCACCTGGGCAGCCCACGGCGGTGATCCCGCTTTGTTCGGGCATGCATCGGCTGCGTACCAGACGCAGATTTTCTGGAACACCGTACACGAGGATGGTACGAGTGACTGGGCTCCTTATGACGGATGCTTATAGGCTTTGAACCGGAAATGTGCAGTACAGAACCCCGGAGAGAGGTATCTCCGGGGTTCTGCTATTTCAGGAATAAGGTGTTTGTGCGGGCATAAAAGATCCGAATAAGCTTTCGCCGGAGACCCGGCAACGCCTGGCGGAGGAGCTTGCCGCCTTCAAGGCTGCCAACGAGCCCCGGCGGTGGGAGAAAGAGGCTTACAACAAGCAGCTTCCCCCGGATCACCCCCGCCACTGCCTGCCCGACCCGAGGACGGGCAGGCGCTGCGGCTGCGAGAAGCCCAATCCCGGGTGGCAGACCTGGCTGCTGATGACCGGGCGGGGATTCGGCAAGACGCTGACAGGGGCCAACTGGGCGATCTCCAAGGGCCTGTCCGAGCCGGGGATCTGGGTCGCGGTCTGCGCCCCCACCTTCGCCGACGTCAAGAACACCTGCTTCGAGGGCCCGTCGGGGATCAAGAACATCGCCCAGCCCGGGGAGATCATCGACCATAACAAGAACGACCTCCGCATTACCCTGCGGAACGGCAGTATCATCCAGGGCTATTCCGCCGAGAAAGCGGAATCCATCCGTGGCGCGAACCTCGCCTACTGCTGGTTCGATGAGCTGGGCATCATCCGCTACCCCGAGTTCTACGAGGCCGGTCTTCTCCCTGCCCTGCGGGTGAGCAAGGGCCAGCTGATGATCACCACGACCCCCCGCAACACCCGGCTGCTCCGGGAGATCATCAAGGAAGCGGAAACCAACCCGGGGGAATTCCACTTCACCCGGGCGACCTCCTCGGAGAACTGGAAAGCCCCCGGGGTCACCAAGATGATCGCGAAGGTCACCTCCAAATTCGGGGAGGGGACGTTCCTGGAACGGCAGGAGCTGCAAGGGGAGTTCATCGCGGAGATCCCCGGGGCACTGTTCCAGGTGGAGTGGTTCGACCGGTACCGGGTGGACTTCGATGAGGTCCCGGAGTTCCGCCGGGTGCTGATCGCGGTGGACCCGGCGAGTTCCTCTTCCGTCAAGTCCGACGAGACCGGGATCGTGGTGGCGGCGGAAGGAGAGGACCGCCATCTCTATGTCCTGCAGGACTGCTCCCTGCAGGGTACCCCCGACGCGGTGATGGATGCCCTGGTCACCGCGTACTACCGCTGGGGTGCCTCTCTCGTCGTCGGGGAGAAGAACGGGGTCGGGGACTACTTCAAGGTCATGCTCTACAACAAGGACCCGTTCATCCCGTTCAAGGCGATCCAGGCGATGAACGCGAAGAAGATCCGGGCCCAGCCTATCTCCCCGCTGGCAGAGCAGGGACGGCTGCACATGGTCGGGGACCGCCTGCAGTTCGAGGAGCTGGAGCGCCAGCTCTGCGCGCTGACTTCCTACGATGACCGGGTGAAGGCTCACGACGACCGAGCGGACGCATGCATCGGAAGCGGCGTCATGATATCGACCTCTGCCGGTGACATTCCTATCGAGGATATCAGGCCCGGCGATAACGTATGGACAAGGCAAGGCTGGCGCCCGGTCACGGCAGCCCGTCGTACGCAGGAGAATGCAGAAGTCGGGACAGTAACCCTGTCGGACGGCCGGGAACTCACGGGAACTCCTGACCATAAAATCTGGACAGAGGACAAAGGCTGGGTGCGCCTTGATGCGCTGATGTCGGGTGATATCCTTTCAGGATGGACGAGCATCCCGCAACCTGTTCCCGTAAGTGTGGTGCGCAGCTACGTAACCGCCGAGCCGAGGGATGTCTATGACCTGTCCGTAAAAGATGTCCACGAGTTTACCGCCAGTGGCGTCATCGTGCATAACTGCGTCTACGCCCTGCGGGAACTCTGCGGCTTCGCTGCGGTCAACTACAAGGAGATCTACGGGTTCTCCGCGTGCAAGAAATGCGATGCGGACGTGCACGTCTATATTGACAAGACCTGCAAGCGGTGCGGCACCCCGGTGGCGGCGGAGGCGAAGCCGAAGGACCCGAAGCACGCGAAATCCGCCGTGCGGTGGTCGGCGGCCTATTACCGGATCTGCCCGGACGGGCACGAGTACCCGATGAAGCTGATGAAATGCCCGGAATGCAAGCCCGATGCCGCTGCCTATCTTCAGCGGGCAGCCAGCCTCTCGGGAGGCAGCGGCCTGCACGGGTATTCCGGGCGGGACTGGCTGGCGGGACGGAAAATCTGATGGACGCCTGCGGTGCCCCCGCGACAATCATGACGGAATGCGGTACCGTGGATATGTGCTGCACGTTGCCTTGTTTCCATCACGATCATCACTACGATGCTGCCTTCTCGTGGCAGTGGGCAGAATATGAGCAGGCTGACTGAGGAGCAGAAGAAGCTCCTCCGGCCCCTTTTCGATAGCCGCCCGGAAAGCCTGTGCGCGGATTGCGGCGGGTATCATCTCCGTGCCTGCGGGCGTGTCAAGCGCCAGGTGTGGGTCGGGCAGGGGATGAGCGCGGGCGTCCGCACCGAAGTGGAATACTGGCCGCAGTGGGACGACTCGGAAACTGTCTACCCGGAGGATGTCTTCGATGACACGGAGGACGAGGTAAGTGACTGAGCCCATGGATATGCCAGCGGATCCTTTCGGCCCCCCGGACGAGATGGTGACGATCATGAAAGGCCTGGCCCAGCTGCATTCGGCTGCGGTCATGTCGGGGCTTTCCGAGGGCGTCGCCACGCAGTTCATCTCGAATGTCTTCGTCAGCTACTCGCTGATGGGCAATAGCCAGAATGCGGTACCTGACGTATAATAAGCTCATCATCGTCAGCCTGCCCCAGGGTAATTTATCAGAGCTGGGCACACAGGCTGGTGATGGTGCTTGTATTAGCTGGTTTTATGTGGTATATAAGTGACAGCGGACTATTTATGCTCCCGAGGTGATCGTGCGGCTACTGTGGCACAGTAACGCTCCGTGGAATAATACGGGCTACGGGAAAATGACGGCTCTTTTCGTCCCGCGCCTCGCCAGCCTCGGCCACGAGATCACCATAGCCGCACCCTATTCTTTCGGCGGGACGCCGCTGACCTGGGATGATTTCCCGGTGCTGCCGTGCTCTCGGGACACCACCGGCAGCGATATCTTCGTCGCGAATTACGAGTTCGCGAAAAGCGACCTGGCGATCACCCTGGCGGATCCTTTCGGGTTCATGAAATGCGCAGCGGACCTGCGGCAGCTTAATGTCGCCCACTGGTTCCCGGTGGATACCGATCCGGTGGGCGAAGGGGACGTCATGGTCCTGCGCGAAGGCGGCGGGATTCCTATCGCCATGTCCCGTTTCGGCCAGCGGGTCCTCGCCGACGAAGGCGCCGAGCCTCTTTTCATCCCGCATGCGGCGGATACGGAGATCTACCGCCCGCAGGACCAGTCCTACCGGGACACCATCCCGCAGATCGGGGACGAGACATTCGTCATCGGGCTGTGCGCGATGAACCGGGATATCTGCCGCAAGGGGTTCGGGGAGCAGCTGCAGGCGTTCGCGGCCTTCCATGCCAGGCACCCGGATTCCTTCCTGGCGCTGCATACATCCCCCGTGAATAACCCGGGGCTGAATCTCGCGGGCATGGCCGCCCGGCTGGGCATCAGCGATGCCGTCGGATTCCCGGACGCGTATTCTTACGATCTGGGCCTCATCTCGGAGGCTCAGATGGCGACCTGGTACAACGGGCTGGATGTTCTTTCCCTGTGCTCCTACGGGGAAGGCTTCGGGCTGCCGCTGATCGAGGCCCAGGCGTGCGGGGTCCCTGTGGTCACCACGGACGGGTCCGCGATGACGGAGCTGTGCGGGGCGGGCTGGCTGGTCTCCGGGACCAGGTTCTGGTCTCCGGGGCACGGGGCGTGGTGGCGGCGGCCTGATGTCGATGATATCGGCCATGCCTATGAGGCGGCCTGGTGCGCGAAGCAGGACGGGACGCTGCCGAAGAGGCAGGCCCGGGAGTTCGCGATGAATTACAATGCGGATAAGGTCTTCGCTCAGTTCTGGGTCCCGGTCATGAAGGCTTTCGAGAAGCAGTTCAGCGGCTGATGGCACTGGCGCGCACCTGGGATAAAACCTCGGGGAAAGTCGTTTCCACGGTCTATGATGCTTACCTGGACCGGCTGTCGAAGCCCAGCGACATCCAGGAATACCTTCCGTTCTTCTATGAGACGGCGAGATCATATCCCGGGGTGCGGGTGCTGGAACTGGGAGCGCGCACCGGCAATTCCACTCTCGCGTTCCTCGCGGGCGCCCAGGAGGCGCAGGGATCTGTCGTCTCGGTGGATATCGATGACGTACCGCGCGCCGTCAACGGGATGGCCCCCTGGCGAAAGATCCCCTGGTGGGCATTCATCCGGGGTGACGACATGGATCCGGCAGTGCAGGCGCAGCTTCCGGGTGAGGTCGATGTGCTTTTCCTCGACACCAGCCATGAATACGAGCACACCCTCGCCGAGCTTCACGCGTACATGCCCCGGGTTGCCCCCGGGGGAGTCGCTTTGTTCCATGACACCCGGCTGAGAGGGTGGCCGGGATACGAGCCGCCGACGGAACTGCCTCCGGTGCGGCAGGCGCTGGATGATTACTGCACCGAGAAGGACATCTCATGGGAGGAGATCCCGGGACAGTGGGGACTGGGAGTGATCAGGTGACGCACGTTACCCCCCGGCTGCGGGAGCTGATCGCGAAAGATGAGCTTGACCTGGATGACCTGCGGCACCGCGAGGCGTATTTCCGCGCCTGGCTGGATACCCCCCGGCGGCAGGCGCACGACGGGCAGTCGTTCCCTGCGCGGGCCGCGATCATGAGGACGTCGTGAACGGGGACCTGCTGCTGATCGTCCCCACCAGGGGGCGCCCGGAAAGCATCATCCGGCTGATGAAGGCAATGCGCGATACCTGCAAGATGGAGACGCATCTTGTCATCGGGGTGGATGACGATGATCCCGGGCTTTCCCGGTACGGAGAACTCACCGGCCTGACGATGGTCACCGGCCCCAGGAAGGGGCTGGCGGAATGGACTAACGACCTCGCGATGGCCCGTGTCGCGGAATACCCGTACCTCGCTTCCCTCGGCGATGACCATGTTCCTGTCACTCCCGGCTGGGACAGGGCGCTGATCCGCGCGATTGAGAGTGCCGGGGGGGTAGGGTTCGCCTACCCCTGGGATGACACCCGCGAGGACATCCCCGAGGCCTGCGTGATGAGCAGTGCCATCGTCGCGGCGCTCGGCTGGATGTGCCTGCCTGACCTGCAGCACTGGTATGTCGATAACGTCTGGGCTGATCTCGGCAAGGGCATCGGGGTGCTGCGGCACCTGCGGGCAGTGAAAGTCAGCCACGCCTGGAAAGCCGATCAGACGTCGAAGGATTCCAGTGAGCGGCTTGCCGCCGACCGGGATGCCTACTATCAATGGCGGCGGTCCGGGCGCATGGCCGACGACATTAAAGCCCTTACTGTCCTGCGCGATGAGGTCGGCAGGCTCCAGCAGCAGATCTAGGTATCCGAAGTAAAGCCCGGGGACGCCCCCCGGGTTTTTTCATGCCCCGGCTTGGGGTAGGAATCACCAACCCGGGATAAGGGGAAGACTGACATGGCCATCGGGCGCGTTTACCAGGTAGACCTGGGTACCACTGCGACAGGTATTGCTATCGGCACCGGGGGTGCGGGCAACACCGAGTACGTGCTGCTGTACGGATCGACTACTTCTGAATTCAACGTCTCCGCGATCCGCGTGAGCACCTATTCTCTCGCAAGTGCGAGCTATCCCAGCAACGGCACGATCACCTGGCGGCTGCGCCGGGTCTCCGGGGCGAGCACCGGCATCCTCGTCGGGACCGCCACGGCATCCCCCATCGGGCAGTCCACGACTGCTGCCGTCAGCACGTGGCTGTTCTCCACGGCGAACGGGAGCGGCACGGCCACATTCGCCACGATGACCACGGCCCCGGTGTGGACCCAGACGACCCCGGCGACGGCGGGCGCGAACTGGGGTGAATGGTTCACCCCAGGTTTCGAGATCAATGTCGGGCCGGGGCAGGGCACGCTGGCCCTGACGTACGTCCTGGGTGCCGCCGGTACCACATCCAACGTGAACCTGAACTGCGAGCTGGTCATCAGCGAGTAATCCGCGGCAGGCGCGAAAGGAAGGCGCTTAACAGGCCCGGGAGGGGCAGGCAATGAGCATTGCCTTCAGGGCCGAGGCGAACGCCAGCTCCTCCGGAGCGGTCGCCAGCCAGGCGATCACGATTCCCTCGACGGTCCAGGCCGGGGATATCCTGTTCCTGGTCTTCAACGCCTACAGCACGTCCTCCGGCTCGTCCACGCTGACCGTCACCTCCACCGGGTCCACGTGGACGCAGCTGGGGACCACCTCCTTCGAGTCCGCGACCTCCGCCGAGACGAACTCGGCGCTGTTCTACCTGAAGGCGTCGGCAGCAGACGCTTCAGCGACAGTAACGTGCCATACTAGCGTCAGCCTGTTCGTCAACGCCACGATCTCCGCGTACAGCGGGGCGAACTCGTGGCGGTTCCTCGATGTCACGAACACCACCGGGTCCGCGACCCTGACCGCGACGATGGTGGTCCCGTCGGTGGTCACCACCGGGACGGCCGACTGGATCGTCTACGCGCTGTCCTGCTGCAACGGCTCGACCGGGTATTCCTCCTGCACCGCCCCGTCCGGCGCGACGATGCGGGAGGCGAACTTCGGGTCCGCGTCCGGGATCGCCGCGATCGCGGACTCCAACGGGGCGGTGGCCCCCGGGACATCCAACGGCGGCGGGCATTTCACCCCGAACCAGACGGGCACTTACACCACCTGGACGATCGGGCTGGCCGGGACGTACGTCCCCCCGGCGGGCCGTCCCGTCCAGGCGAGGCGCCTGCAGGCTGTCCGCTCCCGGATCTACTCCTCGAAGCTGATCCGGGGAAGCATTGCCCCCCCGGTTACGACCGGGCCTCCGTTCTATCCTTTCACGCAGGCAGTCCGGGCCCGCTACCTGACCCCGGCGCCTATCGCGGGGTCGGTCTCGGACGGGCTCAGCGGCCCCGCTATCCCGGGGGCCCTGCACGGGGCCGGGTTCGGCAGCGGCGTCGGGTCCGGGGGGGCGCCGGTCCGCAACCCGTTCCAGGGTCCGGCCTTCCGGCAGGCAGTCGCTCCCGCCAGGGCCCGCGTTCCCCAGGTCTTCTCGAAAGGCCGAGCAGGATCTAGCCCCGGCGCTCCGGTCCGCAACCCTGTTCAAGGCCCCGCCTTCCGGCAGGCCGTCCAGGCGGTCAGCATCCACTTCCCGCAGATGCATCCCCGTGCGGGACGGGTGTACTCCAATCCTGGCGGTCCCGTCGTCAATCCTGGGCCCGGTCCCCGGATTTACCCTCTGCCCGGCCCGGTCGCGGGGCGCTTCCCGCAGCTGCACCCGCGTGCGGGGCGGGCGGTCTCCGGGGGCACCGGGGGTCCCGTCCGCAATCCCGTGGCAGGTCCGGCCTTTATTTCCAGGCCCCGCCCGGTCCAGGCGGCCAGGCCCCTGCCCGGGAGGGGCAGGATCTGGTCCTCCCCCGGGGGGCCGGTGCAGAACCCGGTCCCGCCCGGAACGGGACCGGCGTTCTTCCCGAAGGACTGGCCGGTACGGATCCGGCCGTCACTGCCGCCCAGGGGGCGCACCGGGTCGAACCCCGGGGGTCCCGTCCGGAACCCCGTCCCGGGTCCTGTCTTCACCTCCCGGCCGCATCCGGTACGGGCGGGGAGCCTGCCGCCCTTCAGGGGCCGGACTTCCTTCACCACGGGCATTCCCGCTCCCGTCATCTCGCCGGTCCCGCTCTCCCTGCCGTCGCGGGCGCTGCAGGCGAAACTCGTGCTGCCGCGCAGAGGACGCGTGTGGTCCTCTCCCGGGGCCCCGGTGCGCAACCCCCGTCCCGGCCCGGTCTTCTGCCAGGCGGTCCGGGCGCTGCGGGCGCAGGTCCCGCTGCGGCCCCCGGCAGGTAAGAGCCTCGGGATCAGCCTGGGCGCCCCGGTCTCCAACCCGCCGCCGCCGTTCGCGTACATCTTCATCGGGCACTACCCGGTGGGGTATTTCGACTACGTGGACACCGGGACGCAGGAGATCCTGGAGGTCATCCCCGGCGGAGGGTACCTGATGGCCGTCATCTCCAGCCGCCCCGGGCTGACAGTCCCCCCGGAGGACGGGAGATGGCTGGGCTCCCCGGGGATCGGGGACGAGGCCGTCCTGGTCCGGGGCCCGTCCCGGGCGGAGATAGCCTCGCAGCAGCTGCAGGCCGCGAGGGCGCTGAACGTGGAACTGCAGGCCAAGGCACGGGGGAAGGCGTAAATGTGTGGCATACCTGGAATGGACGACCCCCGGCGATACCCAGATCGGGATAAGTCATCTCGCGACGGAATACGCCCTGGTCCCGGTGTCGGCGAAGAAAGCGGGCGTCTCCTACAACCCGACGAGCGATGTGGTGACGTTCGCGTTCATGCCGACCCCCACCCAGGTCCCGCAGGTCTCCGACTGGCAGACCGGGGCCTGGGATTCGGTTCCCTCGAATGTCCTCTATCCCTATCAGGCGAAATGCCTGGTGGGCCCGGCGGGGACGATCACCCTGGCGCTCGGGATGTACATCGTGTACGTGAAAATAGTAGACAGCCCGGAGGTCCCGGTCCTTATCGCCGGGCAGCTGCAGATCACATGAGAGAAGGCTGATGGCTCGTCCCGGCGCGATCCTGAATGCACTTAAGGCCGTTCCCGGCGGAGCGAGGTACACGGCCGCCCCTCAGTCTTCCGGCATGGGCCGGATCAGCCCGGTGCAGGCCGAGATGTACTACAACAACTCCTACGCGAATAACTACGGGCCTTTCCTGCCCAGGCCGAGCAGGACATTCACCGACGGCGCTTTCGCGCCTATGTCCCCGATCCAGCCGACGCCGCTGGATGAGCCGCCGCCCGGGGGAATGTACCCGGGGCCGAGGTGGTGGCAGTACCGCACTGCGTGGAACTTGCCGACACCTCCGGGAACTGAGGGACTGAAGCTCGCAAGCTTTGACCAGCTGCGCACTCTCGCGCAGAAATATTCCGTGGCCAGGGCTGCTATCGATCTCCGGCAGCAGGAGATCCGGGGACTCCGCTGGGATATCACCCTGACCACTGACGCCGCGAAAGCTTATCAGGGCGACACGACGGCGATGCGGGACTTCGGGGAGCGCAAGGCGAAGGTGAAGAAGTTCTTCCGCCGTCCCGACCCTGATTTCTGGACGTTCGACTCCTTCCTGAACGCGATGCTGGAGGAAATCTTCGTCTACGATGCCCTCAGCCTGGTGTTCCGCCCGAAATTCGGAGCGTCCTTCGGGATGGGCGGGAAGGGCCTTCTCGGCAGCGACCTGGACAGCATCCGCCTGGTGTCAGGCCCGACGATCCGGCCGCTGCTGGACATGCAGGGCGGCAAGCCGCGTCCCCCGGCTCCCGCTTACCAGCAGTTCCTCTACGGGGTGCCCCGCAGCGATTACATGACGATCCTGACCGGCAGCGATATCGATGACGCGGGCCTGGCCGGGGCGGAGGTCAACGAGTTCAACGCGGATATCATGCTGTACGCGCCCTACTGGGCAACCCGGGAGACCCCGTACGGTTTCCCCCCGGTGGAAAGGGCGCTGCTGCCTATCATCTCGGGGCTGCAGAAGCAGGAGTTCCAGCTCGACTACTTCACCGAGGGAACCATTCCCGCTGTCTACATTTCCCCCGGGGACGCGAATATCACTCCCACCCAGATCGGGGAGCTGCAGAACGCACTGAATGCCCTCGCCGGGGATCCGGCGTATCACCTGAAAGTCGTCGTGCTGCCGCCGGGGAGTAAGGTTGAGCCGCAGCGCCCGGTGGACCTGAGCGACTCCTTCGATTACCTGGTGATGAACCAGGTGCTTATGGAATTCGACGTGCAGCCGCAGGAGCTGGGGATCATCCCCGATATCGGGGGTACTCCGACCGGTCCTTCCGCGTCTGGGGTGCGCTTCGCCGGGCAGCAGTCCCGGGATATCAAGTCGAGGAAGTCAACCCTTCCCCTGCTGCAGTGGATCTGCGATATCTTCAATTACGTCATCCAGGACATCTGCCAGCAGCCGGACATGGAGTTCCAGTTCGAGGGCCTGGTCAACGACGAGGATAAGGCCGCCATCACCGAACTCGGCGTCCAGCAGGTGCAGAACGCGATCGCCTCGATCGATGAGGTCCGCGACCGGCTGGACCTTCCGCCGTGGGGCCTGCAGGAGACGAGCGAGCCGGTGGTCTTCACCGCGCAGGGCCCGATCCCCTTGTCGATGGCCCCGGACCTGATCGCGAACATGCAGAACGGCGGCAGCCAGGGCACCAACTCGGGGCAGCGCACGACGTCCTCCCGCAGCAGGACGAGCCAGCCGAGCGTCCGCCGGGGAGGTCAGACGAAGCCGAACGGCAGCCATCCGGCCCCGGTCGCCCCGCACCGCGAGGGCGTCACCCCCGGGCACAGCGCCGCAGCGGGGGCCATCCAGTCCCCGACGCCGCGAACGGGCGGCACGACGAGCAGAAGCTCTGTCGCGGGCAGCAGGAAGAAGGCTGCCGCCGCTGAATTCGACTCGCTGCGCCGTCACCTGCGCAAGGGCCGGGAGATCACCTCCTGGGACCCGGTGAACATCACCAACAAGGCCCTGGGAATGATCGCGGAGGATATCGCGAAGGGCGTCCTGCTCGATACCGCTATCGAGCGGGCCCGGGATATCGATACGGGCAATTTCCTGCTTGCCAATGACGGCGGCAGTGAATGGCTGGATGCGCCTGCCGGTAAGGTTCAGTTCCCCGGATGGCAGCAGGATCTCGGGCTCGTCGGGAAATACAAGGAAGAGATCTCGCAGGCTTTCCAGGACGCTGAGATCAAGGGCAGCCAGATCCGCAAGGATGCTGCCACCGGGAAGATGTACGTGTCCACGGGCACCCTGCACGGGCTGATCTCCGATACCACCCGGGATGTCTTCCTCGCGGCGATGACGCCGATGTGGAAGAAGGCGTGGAACCTGGGATATTCCTCGGCCGTGCAGCTTCTCGGGAGGGATGCCCCGGGTAACGGCGACCAGCTGGAAGGATTCCTGGGCACCGAGGGAACCCACTGGCTGGATCAGATCTCCCGGACGGGACTGGGGAACTCCGGGGCGCGCAGCGAGATCATCGCCAGGACTGAGGTTGCCAGGGCCATGAACGCCGGGGCGATGCAGTGCTACCGGGATGCCGGGGTCAGCTACAAGCATCTCGCCATCGCCCCTGATGATGCCTGCGATATCTGCAAGGACGCGGAGGAAGACGGGATTATCCCCCTCGACGCCCCGTTCTCCTCCGGGGGGCTTTCCGGGCCCCTTCACCCGCAGTGCAGGTGCATCCCGCTGCCTGCGGGGGTGGATCTTATCCCGCCGCAGGCGCATATCGGGAAACGTTTCATGACAACGGATGAAGCCCGGCAGGTTTTCCGGGCTTCACTTGATAATGATGCCCCGGAGGATGAGTCGCGTGTCGCGTGGCTGCTGATCCGCGCCAGGGGCGAAGATGGCAAATGGCGTTACCTTCTGCAGCAGCGTGACGACGGGACGTGGGGGATGCCGGGTGGCAGCACTCACGTCGGGGAGGACGGTTTCACTGCCGCATACCGGGAGACAACGGAGGAAGTGGGGGATCTTCCCCAGTTGAATGTGGCCAGGAACTTCAATCACACCGATCCGGACGGCAAGCAGGTTTATCTGTACCTGTGTGAGGCAGACACGGTTTTCACCCCTTCAATGAACGGGAGTACCCCCGAGGAGACCCGGGGTACCGGGTGGTTCCGGAAGAAGGAGGTCGGGAAGCTCAACCTGACCCCGAAGTTCCGGGATGACTGGGAGAAGGAAGTCCGCCTTGAGGAGAACCTGCCGAAGTCCCTGCAGAACCGGGTGTCTGAGACCGGGCAGCAGATCGTCCTGGACGACCCTGACAGGCACGGTGCGGGCATGGGCTCGCGGTGGCCCTATCCCCAGCGGGGAGGGACCGAGTGGCCTGACGCGGGCCCTGGGGCCGTTCCGGGGCCATCTGCTGGCGGAGAGCCTCCCGTGCACCACCCGGATGACATCGACGGCCCGGAAGCCCGCATTTACCCCGCAGGGAACGAGACGGCATATCCCCGCAGGCGCACCCGGAACCGGCCTGCATCACGGTTCCCTGATGACGACCCGGGCGAAGGCGGCAGGTACCCGTCTGGGGGAAATTCCGATCCCGGGACAGGGGCTATTCCTATCGGTGCCCCGAAGAACGATTCCGGGCATCCTGTCGTCGGGGTCTACCAGCCGGAGGCGCCGAAGCCCGCGAAGCCGCATTCGGTCCCGGCGGAGACTTATGATCCTGCTGACGCCGTAGAGGAACTGACCCCGGCTGGCAATACGGTTCACGACATCCCTCCCATGAAGAAGAGCGCCGAATCGGACGCGGACCTGGCTGATCCCCGTAAGCCCGGGGGGCCTGCTGATTACAGCGACCCGAACGAGACCGACCCGGAGCACATCCTGTCGGTGATGCGCTCTAATTTCCCGGAGAAGGCCCTCGGGTGGGTGAGGAACTCCCGGTGGGTGGGACCTGTTAATATCCCCTGGTCGAGAATCGATGACGACGGGATCGGCACCTGGGCGGCATCGCACCAGCAGGATAAGGTCGATGAGTTCGCCCGGGAGATCAAGGCTGGTCGCAGCGGGCTGAATCCGAGCATCCTCATCCAGCACCCGGGGAATGACAAATGCGAGATAGTCGATGGTCATCACAGGGCACTTGCGCACCGTAAGCTCAACCAGCCGGTCCTGGCTTACGTCGGGTTCACTCCCGCCGGTACGGACACGAAAGCGGCACTGGAAACCCATTCGTCGCAGCTGAATTCCGGATCTAGCCCGGGGAATAAGTGATGTCCGAGCAAACCGAGGAAGAACCCCGGATAACCTGTCCGATGTGCGCGGGTACGGGGAAAGTCCGGGATTACACCCCGGGGATGACGCCATTCAGCGCGGGTACTTATATCACGATCGATCCTATGGATCTTGAGCAGTACGATATCACCGCTATGTACGGTACCTGAGACGGGAGGTCCGGTAGTGGAGAAATCCGCGAAGACCCCCGAGCTTTCCTCTATGCATAATCCTCTCGGAAGAGAAGGATTGTGGCATACTCCCAGTAAGAAGATCCCGGAGAAACAATCTCTTCCCGCTTACGTAGAAAACATCGCTCACGCTCTTATCCGCAGCGGGATGAGCGAGTCGGCCGCCATTGCGACCGCAATCAACTCGGTGAAGCGGTGGGCGGCAGGCAAGGGGAGAGTCCACCCCGAGGTCATCGCTGCCTCTCAGCGCGCCCTGCGGGAATGGGAAGACCTGAAAGCCAGCCATGGCAAAGCGGACTAGGAAGCGCCAGGCGCTGCGCGATCTCGCGAAGGCACTCACTGCCTGCGAGCGCGCCGGGCTTCATCCGAGACTGAAACATGAGATTGCTTTCACTGACTACGGTTACGTCCTCCCTATCCGGGATCGCTGGGTAGTGCGCAGGCTGAATCGCAGGTAATTGACATCCGTACTGACTTCCTTTATAATTGCAGCGTGGTATAACTTTCGCTGCTTTTCTCCAGCCCGTCCTTGCGCGGGCTTTTTTTATGCCCGGAAACAAGGAGACGTGTGGCATTCACCCTGACCGATCCCAAGGCTACTGCGCAGGATCTTCTCCGCGTCAGCTTCCCTATTCTCAAATGGGAGCAGGACGCCGACGGCGATCTCCTGATCCGGGGTATCGCCACCGACGGCACCGTTGACTCCGACGAGCAGATCGTGGACCCGCAGTGGTCGGCGAAGGCGCTGAATGACTGGATCTCGACCGGCGGGAACGTCCGCCAGTCTCACGATTCCCGTCATCCTGTCGGCAAGGGCCTGCAGGTGGAGATCGACAAGGACGGCAGCGGGAAGCATCATGTCACGTCCGTCATCGTGGACCCGCTGGCCCAGAAGCTGATCAAGAAAGGCGTCCTGACCGCGTATTCGATCGGGATCTCCCGGCCGGTGATCAAGCACGACCCCAGCGGCAGGGCCCGGGGCGGCGTGATCGTCGGCGGCGAGCTGGCGGAACTCAGCGTGGTCGATCGGCCCTCGAATAAGAGTTCGTACCTGGAGATCGCCAAGTCCGCAGCGGACGGGACCTGCGAATTCACCGGGAAGATGTTCGCGGCTGATGATGTGATCGCGAAGTTCGCCGGGACTGATCTGGCAAAGTCCGCAGACATCACCTTCGACGGGGATATGTCCCTGACCTTCACCCCGAACGACCTGGCGAAGATCCTGAAGAGCAAGATCATCGACCAGCACTATGACGAACTCGCGCTGAAGGCGCTCTATGACGCCGAGCGCGAGGTTTACAAGCGTGATGTGAATACCGCCGAGAGGCGCAGTCTTGCCAGCGAGGGCAATGCGCTTGCCGACGGCAGCTACCCGATCGCCAATGCTGGCGACCTGCACAATGCCGCTCATCTCGCGGCCACCGGACATGGTAATGCGGAGGGCGCGAAGCGCCTTATCGCACGAAGGGCGAAGGAACTAGGCGTGGCAAACCCACTTGACTCCGATTCCTCGGAGAAGGGAGAAAGTGTGGCTGATGCCACTCTCGACGTTACTGAAGGCCTTTCCGTCAAGGAGGCCGAGCCGGAGGTCACCAAGGAGCCGGAAGACACTGAGACGGAAACTTCCGCCGAGCCGGGGAATAAGGCTGCCAGGAAGCCGAAGAAGGGCAAGAAGATGCCCCCGTGGATGCAGGATGATGACAAGGGCGATGATTCCAAGGGCAGTGACGACTCCTGCAAGATGGATCACGCGCACTCTGAGAAGTGCATGCCCTCGGGCACTCCCCAGTCCGCGTCCGGCGCGACCGACGCCGCGCCCATGCAGGAGATCCCCAGCACGGGGCCTGCTCCCGAGTCTCCCATGCCCGCAGGTCGCAAGACCCCGGACACCAAGGGCCTGGGGACCAGCCCCGAGGCGGCGGCCATGCTGCGCTTCAAGACCATCGGGATCGACGCCGACATGGGCAGGCTGCACGACCTGACCTGCCCCGCGTTCGACCCGGAGGATGTCGCGAAGTACCACCCGTACGCGGACTTCGGGTCCCTGATCGACCTGGACGTGTGGCAGCGCAAGGCCGTCGATGCCGCCTGCGGCCCGCTCGGGAAGGCGATGGAGCTGACGAAGGTCTGGGACGCCGCGCAGATCCTGAAGTCCTATAACCCCGCCGAGCTGAACGACTTCCGGCTGGAGGCGCACAAGGCGTTCCGGGACGCCAATCCCGGAGTGTCCTCCTATCCGAGCCCCGGCGCGATGTCCCCGTCGAAGTTCCACCGGGGAGTGATCACGGCCGGTCATGCCGCGAATTCCCCGGGATATGACGGCCCGAATTCCAGTCCCGACGTCGCGACCTCCGCCCCTCATGCGGGCAGCTTCAA